GTTTTGAAGCGGCCTTCTTTTTACTTTTGATCTACCCCTCCCCAGACATATTCTGACGACAGAACACCAGATTCACGTGATGTGTTCTTCTGCGTGTTCCAGGGGTGCGAAGGATCAATAGGCAAACCATCTTCGCCCGCGCCCGGTGCGTGCCCGTAACGCTCTTCAATCTGTTTGTCCTTTGAGTGGTGCGTGTGGCAAAGCGTCTGCAAGTTGGCTGGATCAGTGAAGAGCCCCATGTTTCCCTTATGAGGCTTCTTGTGGTCAACCGTGTTTCCTGGAACCAACAAGCCGCACTCCATGCACTTGACGCAGAAGGGGTTCTGACGTAGATGTGCTCGGCGCAGCTTCTTCCATGTGGTCAGTTGATAGAGGTGAGTGAATCTGCCCATCAAGCGGCCCTCCCCCGGTGTGCTGGACATCTACGTGTTTGAAAAGACTTGGACTGGTCAAACGATGTGACGTTGCGTGGGGTGCGCACTTCAAAAGCTGCGCCGCAGTCAAAGCACTTACCTGACCAGATTTTCAAAACCGTTGCGGTTCCGTCCGTGCGTGTGTAGTCTTCAAAGCGTGTGAAGAAAAACTTGAGCGACTTGATGTGTGGGTGCTGTACGTGTTCCATTCAATGGACTCCAGTAAAACCGTATGAAGGCGACACCGAGGGTATCGTCCGTTGATGATCACCGTGTTGACAGAAAACCGGGGAGCCCGGTTGACTGAAGATTTCCAGGTGAGTACGAAGAAGATTATTAGAAGGGCAAAACTCGTACTCACCTGCATCCGGAGCAAATAGAGACTTTACCGACTGTAGGTGAGTAGTGAGTACGCCCTTATATTTTATATAGGGCGTACTCGTACTCACCAGTACAAGTAAGTACGAACCAACTGCGTACTCACTCGTACTCACTTGGAACAACCAGTGCGCGGGCGTCATGTTTTGTCCTGATTTTGCGTGTCAACTGGAGTTACGTCAACAACCCTGAAACGATGCACGGACTCACTTCGACCACTGCGCACAAACGCATTCGGATGCGATACCAACAACTCAATTTCAGGAAACTTACCGGGGTGGATTGTCATTTTGAGTTGCGTGACATTCTTGATATGGCCCAAACCCAGGAGATCTAGAAACTGTTGCGCGATAACATATTCGGAACTCATTGTGTCTTTCCTTTCTTTTTGTCCACTGCCTTGCGCTCGCGCTCCCGAGCACGGAACCACTCTTTGCCATCGTGCGCGACCTTGTAAAACTGGATACGGTTTGGTCCAGCCTCGCCCTCGATCCAGCCATTGTCCTGACAGTACTTGACAACATCCTTGAACAAACTGTATCGAATGCCCGTGCCCGTGCGGATCATGTTGGTGCTGGCCAAGCCATCATCCTGGTCAAGCAACCATCCCACGACCGTGTACGCCTTGGCGTCCAAGGTGGCTGTCTTTTGGCGTGCTTTGGCTTCCTCGTCACGCTCTTGCGCTTCTTGCGGGCTGAGCGGTGTGATGTCCTCACGTGGGATAAGGAGCGGCCCCTTGCGCTCAAACATCACCGAGCCCATGCTTGCGCTGTAATTGTGCTTGACGTGTTTGAACATCGCGTACTTACTGACCGTGGCGTGGTCACTGGTGAGCCCGTACCGTGCAGCGTCCTTGGGGGGCATGGACACCATGACAGCCACCGAGCGTGAGTTGTCGGCAAAGCTGGACGCACCACGTAGCGAGCCCTGATTGATCTCTTCCAGCGTTGCCCACTGCGCCGTCTTGTGCATGTGGTGCAACACGATGACAGCGCAGTTGCCCGCCTTGGCGATGTAGGTCAGCGTCTGCATGTAAAGCGCCATGTCGCCCGGGCTTGACTCTTCCAGATTGTGCGTGTACACCACGGGGTCAACGCATATCACCTTCAGCTTGGCGTGCCGTATGAACCCAATGAGCCACTCCACCCGGGCCGTGCGCTCTGGTGCGCTGCGTTGGTCAAACTTGGACATCAGGAGCCAGTTGATAGCGTCATCATCGGCTGCGTAAAGCATCAGGTTTTGGCGCAGTGCGCCATCAATGTCGTAGAGCATGCCGCCCATACCATCGTCAGCGTCTTTCAAAGCCGTGGCCAAGCGGTGGACACGTTTGTGCAGTTCCAGGGTGTCATCCTCGTAGGACACGTACAGACCGCGCATGGGGCCAGTCACTGTGAACCCGCCCCAACTGTTGCCCAGTGCGCCATGGACAAGCAAGTGGAGCATCAGCATGGACTTGGACACGCCACCCGGGCCAGCCAAGACCGTGACCTTACCCACGGGCGCAAACTTGTCCCAGGCAAACTCGCGCTCCTCGGGTAGGGTCTGCAGGTAGCGGCCGATGCTGGCCTTCTGCTGGAAGCTGTCGTAGTCTTCCATGGCCGTGGCGGTGTCTGCGTTTTCCTCAGACTTGGGCAAGTGCCCAGCCTCACGCAACCAGTTGACGAGCGTTTTGTATGTGAGGTGAGGGTGTCCGTTGACGTCTGGCTCGGTGTCAAAGCACTTCACGGCCGGACGCGGGTTGCCGTCGTGGTGCGCTTCGTAGTAAACCGTCTGCGTGTCGTTCTCGTTGCCGTGTTGTTCTACGAAGGGGCACGTGATGAAGTGCTTGCCGGGGTGGCGGGGGTCTTCTTTCAGGTACAGTCCTGCACGCCGCAGCGCAACCAACACGGGGTCTGTCTTGCCGTCAGGGATGTCCGCTGGCCCGGTGCGCTCTTTGTCTTGCGCGTCCACGTTGTACACCACGCGCCACGCTTTGCCGGGTCCGGTGTAGCCTTCCCAGAACACGCCATCGCGCAGCTTCGCGGGGAGGTACATGGGCTGACTGAGCACCCACGATTCGGGCGTACACCACGGGCCGAGCCCCAGCTTCTTAGCCGCAGCCTGCGTCGTGGCACGCATGACGGGTTCCGTTAGGTCATCGCCTTCAATGGGCACGCCCACGGGCAAGACCACACGGTAGCGGGGCGCATCAGGCGTGTGTGACAAACTGGTGTAAACCCAGCCCTCAGCGCCAAGCCCTTCAAGCATGTCAAACACGTCTTGCGGGGCCGGGGGCGGGTCTTGGCCATCTTGGGCCTCAATGTCAAGCGTCAGCAAGGTGCGAGCCTGCACGTTAGTGTCGTGCCGTTTGCCGTCAATGACGCCGCCCACAAAGTAGGGCAGTGACTTCTTAACGTCGCCACGCACGCGCTTCGGTGCGGTGTGGTATTCCTTGGAGGTCTTCTCGAGCGTTACGGGCTTCTTGAAACGGTCACGCAAGTCCGCGAGCGTTTCCTCGGCTCCGCTTGCCGTTGTCCGTGTGTTGAGCACGCCCCGAGCGTACGAATAGGGGGTAAGTGTTGCCATCTTAAGAGTGTTCCATTTGAGTGAGTGTGGTTTGTGTGGGCTTGTCATTGTGCCGGGTTGGTACGCGAGGGGCTGTCGTACCCACTCGTACTCACTTGGAACACCCGGGCCGAAACCGATGGTAGCTCCCCGAGTGGTACAGTTGCCCCCGGTGTTGCCCGTTTGGCGGTGGCGCAGTCTCCTTCCTGAGTGGTGTGGTTTTACCTATGGGTTCAGCCACTTCCCAAGCGGGCAACACCAACTCCCCTTGATCTTTACCCCCGCGCTGGCAACGGTTCGGGGGTTTTCTTTTGATTGTTGCTTTCACGCAACGGTGAAGAATATTCTTGCGCGGGTGAAGAAAGTTCTTGCGTTCTTCTTTTGATCGTTTGATAATTCATTCATACCGCAACCACTTCACAGGAGTTCAATATGTTCACAGTCATGGGCTACACAATCAACACCGCAGAACAAGCCCGCACGATTTTTCTGGTGGCAAAACTGAACGGCAATACCGCAGCCGCAGAACAAGCCCTATCGCTTATCTCCCGCCTCCCATAAACCGCACGGGGCTTCGGCCCCAGCAAACCAACACCACTCAGGAGCACTCAAATGAACAAAGCAATCACCCGCAACACTGCTCAGGTTTCAGGCATCTGGCTGAAGCCCGAATACTGCGCAACCGAGGAGGCCGTGTTCGAAGCCGCTTTCAATGGCGTGCGTCGTCGCCCAATCATGGCCCGCACCGACAAGGGCGAGCTCGTGGTTTGCTGCTCACGCACGGCCAAGAAGAAAGGCTGGGTCATCGAGGGCCGTCTGTTCGGCAAGGTGGCCGAGGAGCCCACTGCAACCCCTGCACCTGCGCCAGCAAAGCCCGCAGCCAAAGCCCAGCCAAAGACAGCCGCCAAGCGTGCGAAGCGTCTGGCATCGTTGGAAGAGATGCTCGGCTGACCTCATGCTGGTTTGGGGGCATAATTGCCCCCGGGCCTACACCCACTCCACCCACCACACTAGAAGGAAACCAAGATGGCCAAAACGCCGCTCGCCGCACTCGCTGGAGTGCCAGACTACGAACAACACCCACTCGCCGCATCTCTGATGCCCGGTGGCATGTCAACTGAAGAGTTTGACGCATTCGCTGAGGATGTTGCCGCCCGTGGCATCATCTACCCCATTACGATCTTTGAGGGCAAAGTGCTTGACGGGTGGCACCGCTACCGGGCCGCAGTGCGCACGGGCAGCGCATTGAAGACGCAAGAGTATTCGGGCACGGATCCAGCCGGATACATCGCCGCATGCAACGTCCTGCGCCGCAAGTTGTCAAGCCTGCAACGTGCCCTCGTTGGTGCAAAGCTGCACCTGGAACACGCCGTGACCCAGCGTGACGTCTGCCGCCGTTTGGGCATTTCCAACACGGTGCTGAGCATGGTGCTCAAGGTGATTGACAGCCGCAACGCCAAGATCATCAAGCGCATCGAAACGGACAGCGACTACACCCGGGGCATGTTGCGCGAAGACCTGGAAGATGCGGGCCTTGTCCATGCCAACTACGGGCGCAAGACGGATGAGGTTGATGCCGATGAAGACGACATGGAATTTACCGAGCGTGCAGCGGGTCCAGGCAAGGCGGTCGCGAACAGTGTGTTCGACATGGCCCGCGCTACGGGTGCTGACGAGCTTGATGAAGACCTGATTGGTGACGATGCGCCGTTGCCCACGGTTGGTAAGAAAGCAAGCCACCCCGAGCGCCGCACCAAAGACACGCCCGCGCAACGCATGCAAGAACACTTCCGTGAGCTGATGTACGATGAAAAAGCTACTTTCATCCAGATGGTGTGGGCAGACCTGCGCCCCATCGCTGAAGAACTGGGCTTGCCCGGTTTGATCAACACCGACGTGACAAGCAAAGCCATCAGCAAGGCCAGCAAGGCACGCGCCAAGGCGTAAAGAATAACCCGTAGCCCGCCCGGGTTCCAATGGCGGGCAATCCAAAACCACTTAGGAGTCACTATGACCAAAGCACTGAACGTCGCAAAACTTGCGGAACAATTTGACCAACTCGCCGAGCTGATGCTGGCCATCAGCGGGACCTTTCGGGGTGGCGCAAGCGATAGCGATGAGGCTGCTGGAGATGCAAAGCCTAGCCGCAAAGTACGAGCCGCAGCCCCCGCAGATGACGAGCCTGCTGAAAAGCCTGCACGCCGTAGCCGCAAGCCCGCAGTCGTTGAAGAAGACACGGAAGACACGCACACGGAAGACCAAGTCCGCGCCGCACTGAAGGAACTTGCTTCCGTCAAGGGCAAGGACGCGATGGCCGAAGCGTTGGCCAGCGTTGGAGCGGGCCGCTTGCCTGACGTTGATGAAAACGACTACGGTGTGTTGATGAAAGCCGTAAAGGAAGCCATGGAAGCCGAGGAAGAGGAAGAAAAGCCCGCAGTCAAGTCCAAGGCCAAGCCAAAGGCCAAAGCCAAGGAAGTCGACTTTGACGACGTCAAGGAAAAGTTCACGCAACTGGTTGAGACCGACAAAGCCGCAGCCAAGAAAGTGCTCAAAGCTGCGGGCGTGGCCAAGCTGAGCGAAGTTGACACCGACGACGCTGAAGCCGTTGCCGAGTTGGCCAAGGCTATCGATGAAGCCCTGGAAAACGCTGATGACGACTTGGTCGGCTGATACTAAAACAAACGAGTAGACACTCCGGGGGCTTCGGCCCCCGTTTTCATCGGAGAACACCATGTCAAAGAAAAGCCGCCGGGTACGATCAAACCCTGTCGGGGCACTGTACGCACGCCAGAACCTGCGCAAAACCGCGCTGGACTGCAAGCTGCGCATCTACCTGACAGCCCACGGTGAAGAAGCCGTTGAACTGTTGGCCGACTTGGCCATCATCTTGGGCACCTGCGCTGAGGCGGGCCGCATGATGGTTGGTGGCGAGGCGTGGGTCAAGATGCTGCACTCTGGGCTCCGTAACATCCAGGCGATGTGCCTTGACGGCTATCGGTGGTCGGCTGCGCCTGCGCCCTACCTGGACGCCTGCCTGGACACGGTGGAGGCCCGCATGATGCTCATCCCGTTGCCCGAACTGGTGGTCGCACATAGCGCCGCGCATTGGCTGGGCCGCGCAGTGCGTGGACGTGCAGTCACGGAAGACATGATTGCCGGAGCCGAAGCATGGTCACCAAAAAGATAAAGCCCGGGCACCTGCGCCAGCACGGGGAGATCCGTGCCGCATTGACGCAAGCCCTGCGGACACATGGTGGCTTCATGTATTACACCGAGCTCAAGGCCGCAGCGGGCAACCGCAACATCCAGACGACCCTGCGCCGCATGGTGGACGCTGGGTACGTTCAGTATCAGCGCATCGCGCCTCGTGTGGGTGTGTACCGTTGGAATGACGGTGGCGTCTACCCCGTGTGGGTTGACACGCCCCCGCAACGCACGCCCGCAGCAACCCCAGCCCCAGCCCTTACGCGCTGGATGCCCTCTTCACCCTATGGAGCCAAGAAATGACAAAGAAGACACTGACACTGCTGACAACCACTGGCGAGCGCCCCGAAGCGTTTGCGCTGTGCGTGCAGTGGATGAACCGCCAAAACTACGACGGCCCGGTGTCGTGGATCATCGTGGATGATGGCCGCACTCCTGCCGACATCCAGCCCGTGCGCCAAGACTGGGAAATCATGCTGGTGCAGCCTGAGGACAAGTGGCAACCCGGGCAGAACACGCAAGGCCGCAACCTACGCGCCGGACTGCGTGCCGTGGGCTTGCTGATGAAACACCGCGAGATGAACCTAGTGATCATTGAGGATGACGATTGGTACGCCGCTGACTGGTTGACAACCGTTGCCGCTGAGCTTGACAATGCCGAGCTCGTGGGCGAAGGCTGGGCCAGATACTACAACGTGAAACACCAACGCGTTCGCAAGATGCTGAACGACAAGCATGCCAGCCTCTGCTCAACGGCCATGCGCGACGGTGCGTTGAAACATTTCTACGAGGTTTGCCTGGACGGGGTTGACTTCATCGACGTGGACTTGTGGAAGGGCCAAGGCTTCACGCGCAAGCTGTTCGGAGGGCATCGTGTTGTCGGCATCAAGGGGCTCCCGGGCCGTGCTGGGATTGGCATGGGGCACTCCAGCAAGATGCAAGGCTACGCCGACATGGACAGCAAAATCTTGCGCGACTGGGTTGGCCAAGACGCTGACGCATACTTGCGATTCACTTGAGGAGTACACCATGCAGAAACGAACATACCTACCGCCATCACAATTTCCACGCTGGAAAGACTGCCCAGCCGTGCCCGTGCCCACATTGACCAAAGAACAATTCTTGATCCAGTACGTGCTCGCCCGAGCCGGAACAGTCGAGGCGGGTTTCTCAGGCGACGGGGCCGCTGAAACGGCTGTCAGGACATGGGACATCATCCAAAAGGCTTGCCGCAAATGACAGCACACGCCAAACTCTCACCATCGTCAGCGCATCGCTGGCTGATGTGCCCGGGCAGCATTGAGGCCAACGCCGACAAGCCCTGGGAACAAAACATCTACGCACTGGAGGGCACCACTGCGCACGCCCTTCTTGAAACGTGCCTGCGCTTGGACACGGGGCCGGAAGACTTTCTTGGCCAAGTGCTGGACGAGCAACTGTTGCCCATCGATGAAGACATGGTGGACGCCGTTGGCTACGCGCTGGACTACGTCAAGGGCTATCTGGCCAACAACCCCAAAGCCACTATCCGAATCGAGAAGCCCGTGTACCCCGGCAAGCTGCTCGGCACCGACACGAAGACCATCTGGGGCACGCCCGATATCCAGTTGGACAACTACCCTGCCGAACTGGTGACGATTGACTACAAACACGGGGTCGGCAAGGCCGTGAGCGTGAAGGACAACCCGCAGATCAAGATCTACCATATTGGGGGCCGTGCGTTGCGTGGCAAATACCGAAGATATCGATCTGTCGTGGTGCAGCCCCGTCTTCCAAAGCGCCGCCCCGTGCAGGAAGCGCCCGCCATCACGGATGACCAGTTGATGCACTGGGCTGACACGGTCGTGCGCCCCGTTATCCCGATCGCATTGGCCGGGGATGCACCCCGCAAGGCTGGGGACTGGTGCCACTATTGCCACGCCTCGGGCCGTTGCCCTGCGCAACTCAAACAGACGTTTGACCGTGCCGCCAAAGAGTTTGGAAAGGTGCAGAAGTCCCCAAAGCTGGTCACCCCCGCTGAACTGTCCAGCTACCTGGATCAAGTGCCGATGGTGCTTGAAGCTGTCAAGGCGTTGCAAGAGCACGCCACCACGGCCATTCATGCGGGGGTAAAGATCCCGGGCTACGTGGCCGAGTGGTCGGTGGCTCGCCGTATCTGGCTGGATGAAGAAAAGGCCAACGCCAAGCTCAAGAAACTGGGCCTGGAAACGAAGGAACGCTACGAGGTAAAGCTGCTGAGCCCCAGCAAGGCAGAAACCGCGCTGCGGGCCAAGGGCGTGATCGCACCAAAGAAGCGGGGCCAGCCACGCCAGCCCAGCCCGTTGGAGGACGTTATCGCGTACACCGAGCAATCACCCACCATCGGAAAAGCCCCCGACAGGCTATGATTGATCGCAGGTTGTCAGTGCATTGGCAACCGGAGCCCGGGGAAGCGGGGGCTTGTCGTAAGAAGTCAAGGTCATAAGACTTAGGCCGAGGCACCGCAACAAATCACCATTGAGTAATCAACGGAACATAAACTGGAACATCAACTGAAAGGAGCCATCCATGGCCACTAAAAAGCGCGTCTCGCTTAAGACACCCGAGGGCACTGCCTGTTTCGCAAACGTATTTGAGGCTCGTGCCCGCAAGGATGCCAAAGGCAACCCCAAAGGCGACCCCAAGTTTTCCATCCTGCTGGTGTTCGATCGTGGCACTGACTTGTCAGAAATGGAAGAGGCGATCGAAGCCGCAGCCGTTGAAAAGTTTGGCAGCAAAGCCGCCGCCATGCTGGCCAACGGCAAGCTCCACAATCCCCTGCGTGAAGCCGCCGACTACGATGAGCACGGCAAACCGTTCACCAACAAGGGCGCGATGATGGCCGCATTCAAGTCCACCGATCAGCCCGGTGTGGTCGATGAGGATGCCGAACCGCTCATGTCCAAGACAGAGTTCTACTCTGGTTGCCGTGCCCGTGTGTCGTATCGCGTGTACGCCTACGACAACGAGTCCAAGGGCGTGGGCCTTGCACTGGTCAACGTGCAGAAGCTGGGCGACGGTGAGCGCTTGTCGGGCAACCCTAGCGCCGAGGATGACTTTGCCGATGCCCCAAAGGCCAAAGCGAAGCCCGCACGCCGCAGCCGCGATGACGATGACGAGGATGATCTGCTGTAAGCTATCATTCACGCCGCCCCGGTAGAACGCCGGGGTATTTCAAAAACCTTTTCCGGAGCACTCCAAATGACCAAAGCAAACGACATCGACGATCTGTTGGGCGACGACGCACCTGCAACCAAAGCCCCCGCCAAGAAAGCCGCAGCCAAGGCACCCGCCAAAGCCGCAGCCAAGGCACCCGCCAAAGCCGCCCCCGCGAAGAAAGCCGTAGCTGACAAGGCCGAAAAGCCCGCAGCCAAAGCCACCCCCGCCAAGGCACCCGCCAAGGCACCCGCCAAAGCCATCCCCGCCAAGGCACCCGCCAAAGTCGCCAAGGCTGACAAGCCCGCCAAAGTGCGCGAGCCAGTGGAGTTCGAAGACGGTGAAAAGGAAGCGCTGATGAAGCGTGTTCCCAAGCTGCTGAAGAACCCCATCAACTCCAAGGACCTTGCCGCCAAGATGGAAATCTCCACCCGCAAGCTGCGTCGCGTGCTGTACTCGCTGGAGCGTACCGGGGCCATCACCCTCAAGCTGGGCGCAAGCCGCACCGAGGGCATGACGGTAGCCGCAGCGGCCTGAGCCTAACGCTGGCCCCTCAACCCGTGCCCCTGTCGGCCAAATCGGTCGCAGGGGCTTTTTGTTGACTGTCACCTCGGCTACCCTCTCCGCTATGTCTAAAAACGCCCTACATCTCGACTACGAAACGTTCAGCGCGTGCCCCATTGCCAAGGCCGGGGCCTACCGCTACGCACGTCACCCGACCACGGAAGTGCTCATTGCCTCGTACTGGTTGCCCGGCATGGACACCGACTTCGACGAGCCGTTGGTGTGGTTGCCTTGCACCGAGCCCATCCCCCTTGATCTGATCACCGCAGCCAAAGACAAGTCCATTGAGTTCTGGGCTCACAATGCGCAGTTTGAACGCGCCGTTACGACTTGGGCTTTGCGCCGCATGCACCCATCTTTCCCAGAAGTGCCCATTGAGCGCTGGATGTGTACGGCTGCGCTCGCGGCCGCGAACGGCTTGGCCCGCAACCTGGACACCGCCTTGCAGATGCTGGGCACGGGTGTCGGCAAAGACCCAGAAGGCAAACGGCTCATCAAAAAGTTTTCCATCCCGCGCAAGCCCACCAAGAACGACCCACGGACGCGCATCTTTCCCGAGGATGACCCGGCCGACTTTGACAAGTTCGTGCGCTACTGCCAGCAAGACGTCCTCGGTGAACTGGAGCTCCACACGCACCTCCCACCCATGCACCCCGAGGAACGCCGTTTCTTCCATCTGGACATGCACATGAACGAGCGCGGCCTGCCGATTGACTTGCCGTTGGTGCGCAAGACCTACGACGTGCTCCAGGTGTTGGAAAAGAACATCCATGACGAGGTGGCCAAGCTCACCGGGGGCATCAAGGCCACGCAACGGGAAAAGATGCTCGCCGTGTTTGCAGGCATGGGCATTGACCTGGAAAACATTCGGGCGCAAACCGTGCGGGATGAACTGGCCAACAACAAAGACTTGAGCGAAGATGCCCGTCGTTTGCTCCAGTTGCGCGTTGAGGCGGGCAAGGCGTCCACCAAAAAGCTGGTCTCGATGCTGGCCTGCACCGACCCCGATGACCAAGTGGTGCAAGGCGGGTTCCTGTTCCATGGGGCGCATACGGGCCGATACGCTGGCCGACTGGTGCAGCCGCAGAACTTTATCCGTGGGTCGCTCAAGCCGCACCAACAAGACACGGTCTTTGACTTGCTGGAACTGGCCGACCCGGACATCATGGCCATGCTGTACGACTGGCCCATTGACACAATCAGTCAGTGCATGCGGGGCTTCATGCGTGCCCCTGAGGGCCAACGCTGGGTCGTTGTTGACTACACGGCGATTGAGGCCCGGGTGCTGGCATGGGTGGCCAACGAGGTGCGAGTGCTGGAGGCGTACCGCAAGGGCGTTGACGTCTACAAGATGATGGCGTCCAGTTTGTTCAACGTGCCCATCGAGAACGTAGACGGTGAGCAACGCCGCCTCGGTAAGAACTTGGTGCTCGGCTGCGGGTACTCGTTGGGCGGGGCACGGTTTGTTGAGTACTGCGCCGGACTTGGCCAAGTGGTGGATCCAGCATTCGCCATGAAAGCCGTCAAGATGTACCGTGATCAACACAAAGGCATCGTGAGCCTGTGGAAAGAAGTTGAGGACGCCGCCGCTGACGCTATCCGCAACCCGGGCAGTCGTGTTGAGGTGGCACGCTGCACGATGTTCATGAGACAGCATTGGTTTTGCATCCAGTTGCCCAGTGGGCGCGAAATCCGTTACGCCAAAGCCCGAGCCACGCCCGTTGAGCGTTGGGGCAAGCCCGGTTTCCAGATCAGCTTCATGACCGAGTTCCACGGCAAGGTCGTGCGCGAAACAACCTACGGGGGCAAGCTGGTTGAGAACATCGTGCAAGGCATAGCCCGTGACGTGATGCGTGAGGGCATGTTCAGCGCTGAGGAAGCCGGGTATCCGTGCCACGGTACAGTCCATGACGAACTGCTGACCCTGCGCCAGCACGGCGAGGGCAGTCACCACGAACTGGAAAAGATTGTCTGTACCCTGCCCAAATGGACACGGGGCATTCCACTCAATGCGGAGGGCTTCGAATGCGTGCGCTATCGCAAGGGCTGAGGCTGCGCCTGCAGACCGAAGAGACGGTTGAAAAGCACTTGCGCAAGCGGATCAAGCTGATGCGGGGGCTTTGCATCAAGATCCGTTTGTTGCCCGGGTGGCCTGACCGACTGGTGTTCCTGCACGGGGGCATCCTGGTCTTCTTCGAGCTCAAGCGGCCCAAAGGTGGCAAGTTTGAACCGCGACAACTGCGCGTCCATAAGATGCTGCGAGGCTTTGGCTTTGCCGTGTACGTGGCCAACACCAAAGAAATGATTGACGAAATACTGGACACCCACTATGCTGAACCGTGACAACCTGCGCAACTATCAGCGCCGCGCCTACACCTTCATCAAGCGCAACCCGCAGTCCGGGCTCTTCCTGGACATGGGCCTCGGCAAGACAGTGAGCACGCTTACCGCCTTGACGGATCTATTCGAGAGCGGTGACGTGCGCCGTGTGTTGCTGGTCGCGCCGCTCAAGGTGGTTCAAGGCGTGTGGGCGCAAGAGGCCAAGAAGTGGGCACACACGAAACACCTGACGTTCAAGCTGATACACGGTGACGAGCGCCAACGCCTGCAAGCGTTGCAAAGCACGGCCGATGTTCACCTGATCAACGTGGAAAACCTGCGATGGTTGCTGTACGTGCTGAAGAACGCCGCCAAGCGCAAGAACTTCCAATGGCCGTATGACACGCTCATCATTGATGAGTCATCGTTGTTCAAGTCGCCAAGCGCCAAACGGTTCGTCACGTTGCGCCACACGCTCAACCGCTTTGAGCGCCGTCACATCCTAACGGGCACGCCCAGCCCAAACGGGTTGATGGATCTGTGGTCGCAGTTGTTCATCGTGGACAAGGGCCAACGTCTCGGCGAGAACGTCAAACGCTACCGGGAGCGCTTCTTCAACTCGGCCGGGTACATGGGATATTCTTACGAGCCAGTGGCCGAGGCCAAAGAAAAGATCGCGGAGCTCATAAGCCCGGTCATCCTCACCATGCGTGCCGAAGACTGGTTGGAACTGCCCCCGCTCATCAAGGACGAGGTCTGGGTTGACCTGCCCGCACCCGCCCGCAAGATGTACGACAAGATGGAACGTGAAATGTTCCTCGAACTGGAGCAAGGCACCGCTGAGGCTGCGCACGCCGCAAGCGTGACGGCCAAGTGCCACCAGATAGCGAACGGAGCGCTCTTCCTCGAGGACAGCCGTGGTGACAAGGTGTGGCAAGCCGTACACGAGGCCAAGTTGGAAGCCCTGCAAGAAATCTTGGAAGGCACGGGGTCAAACGCTTTGGTCGCGTATTACTTCAAGCATGACCTGGAGCGCCTGCGCAAAGCGTTTCCCAAAGCGCCCGTCATCAAGGACGCCAAGAATCAAGCGCAGTTGGACAAGATGCAAAACGAGTGGAACGCTGGCAAGCACCGCGTGATGCTCATCCACCCGCAAGGTGCAGGCCACGGGCTCAACCTGCAAGACGGTGGACACTTACTTGTCTTCTACTCCATGCTTTTTGGCCATGAGCCGTATCGGCAAGTGATTGAGCGCATTGGCCCCGCACGCCAAGTCGGCAAGGCGAAGCGGGTGCTGGTGAAGCATATCCTGGCCCGCGACACGGTTGACGAGGCTCTTCTTGCATCTCAACGAAGAAAGTTTGATGATGAGCGGGGTTTTATTGCATCATTGCACGAGTACCGTCAGATCAAGGAGATGCTGGGATGAACATTTATTATCTGTTGCGCAAGGGTGAAGACCCCGCCCGCGAGTTGGACAACCTGTACGGGGAGTCGCACCGAATCCGTGTGCTGCGCAACTTCTACGAAGCCCGTGAGCGTGCATTCGCACACGCGCATGAGACCGGGGTGCGTCACTGCCTGATAATCGCGGGCAAGGCTGACCCCCGTTGGATGCACTGGCCCAGCACGGCCAAGACCCGGTCGTTGGCACTGGCCAGCATGGCAAACCCCGAGCCCCGGCATGACCACGCCTTGCTCCTGTATGCGCGTCGCTTGCTGCGTCAGCACGCCTCCGCCGTGGTCGTGCCGCCGCTGGGTGCGTTGCCGCAGATGCGCCGGGGCTGGGAAGAAAACATGCCGCTCCCGCCCGTGGTGGCTGCGTACCGAGTGCCCTCCGTGATGGCCGTTGACCACACGGGGCCGGGGCTGGAGTACAATCTCGTGAGCAACGGTTGCCGAGTGCTGGCCCTGAGTGACTTTGGGCACCGCATGACGGGCGAGCCGTTGCTGGACACTTACGGAAGCGCAATCAAATGGAAACGGGCATATGAGCACACTCAAAAGACTCTCTTCTAAACTGGTCTACATCCATGGCACCAACGGAAGCGGAAAGAGCACGCTGGCCCGTGCCTTGTTGGCCGCAGCCGCGCACCCCACGGGCATCGAACACCTCCCAGGCAACCCCAAAGCATCCTGGACCAACACGGCCGGAGGCGTGGTGTTCATTGGCAAGTACGGCAACGCCTGCGGGGGCGTGGATGGCCTTTCGCCCTATGCGTCAATCAAAGATATCGTCGGTATGCACGCTGACGAGGGCGGGGTCATGCTGGCCGAAGGGCTCGTAACGCCGGGTCTGGCCACTTGCCAAGAGTTGGCAGGCATGGTGAACACGCACCTCTTCATCCACTTGGACGTACCGTTGGAGGCGTGCGTGGCCAATGTGTTGACGCGCCGCAGCCGCAAGGGCACCGACAAGCCCTACGACACGGCAAACCTGATCAAGAAACGCGCATCCGCAGAAAGTTGGATCCGCCGTCTGGGCGAAGCTGGCCTCGCTGTTCAGATTTGTTCTTGGAATGAGGCATACTTGCGATGTCTGGAGTTCTTGGAACTGCAAGACTTTGACCACACTAATCTTCTATAAGGAAACCACGATGACACTCAAAACAATGCAAGACGCCCCTCACGGCATGTACGGCTTCGGCCTGACCGTGCGCAACGTCAACGAGGCTTTGCCCCTTGGCCTGCAACTGGTGCAATCACACGGAGTACCCGTTACCTCGCGCGGGTTGGCCACGCTGGAAGTTCCAGGCCCAGTCACCACGATCTACCGCGCCCCTGAGGAGCGGGTGTTGTTCTGCCCCACCCGTGATGCAAACCCGTTCTTCCACTTTTTCGAGTCCTTGTGGATTCTTGCTGGTGCTCGCACGGTGCATCTGCCCCGCACGTTCCTGCAACGTATCGAAGACTATAGCGATGACGGCCAAGAGTTTCACGGGGC